GGATTGTGGGAGCGTAATGGAACTCTCACTTCCCTGAGGTAGATCACTGCAGTTCCCGGGACGGAAGAAGAGCGCGTGCTTCGCGAGAGGGTTCGTCGTCTTTTAGACGATGAACCGTCGCGTGACACGGTGGTCTAAATGGCACTCCACGGTTTTCCGTGGGATGTTACTTTCAGTCAGGACTCTTACGTCAAGATTGTCCGGTCCTGAGGGACAGGAGTCCTTTACTCCATTGACCTCTCCAAGGCGATTGACCGATGGTCTCTCGCCTGGTGCGATCAAGTCCTTACAGTGCTCTTTGGGAAACGCATCGTCCGATCCTGATGGTTTGTCCCACTACCCTCCCATTCCGAGCTCCTGACATGAGGCGGGGGGCGCTACGGGGAGGGTGCAGGCCTAGTGCCTACTCCCTTTCCCCCGTATCTGCTTTATCCCGCCCCTGTCTGGGGATTATCGGACGTGAGGTGGTCGTGAGCCAAACTTTGTCAAGGTCGGTGATGTTATCCTAATTGGCGATCCGGAGGTTGGTGCGGTAGTCCTTAAGTTCTTCACCGGTAACGGCATTCCTGTTTCGCTGGCTAAGAGCCTCATTTTACAATGAGCCTCTGCCCTCGAAACGGGTGGAACTCGATGGTGTGGAGGTCACGGGGTCCTCCAGTTTCTTTGATTCTGGATAACGTCCGTGGCGTCCCCCTTCCAGTTCCGGCAATTATCGGGGAGGAAAAGAAGGATCACGTTCCTAGACGGGGGATCCTAACTGCTATCCGCGATCTGGACCGTCTCTGCTACCGGGATAAGGGTCTCGTCCCCCCGAAATCTCGTCGAGCACGGACGGCAACGGAGTGCGTGGAGGTTTTCCGAGCTTTACAGGGCTCCAGTGTCCCTGATTACTCCAGGTTAGCCCTATGCCTTTTAGGCTAGTGCAGCTGTATGAGTGGGGGTCTAACCCCATTCTGCAGGAATCTGAGGTAGTCCGGTTCGCTAGTGCTTCTGTTTGCTCGGAGCCCTTCACGCGTTCCGCCAGGCGATCTCTCGGTGGCGAATCCGAAGCGTCTCGTGAATCTCAACGATCTTCTTGGGTGGGCTGAACGCTCACTCACGGAGAGTTGGGTATAGATCGAGGGGCAGGAGGAGTTTAATCCGAGAGGTCCGGACAGTGATCACCGTACCTAGCACTGAGAGCTGGTCCTCCTGCGACCCCGGACCCTGACTAGGTCTCGAGGTCGGCGGGAGGGCGGGCCCTCTCTTGTGAGGTCTACTGGTTACTCTCTTCCCGAGTTGGAGCTTCATGCTCCCAACGAGGGTTTGAGGGTAGTCGTAGCCCCCAAGGCGGGGCGCGCGCTTGTCCTGAGAACCAAGGAAGTGTCCGAGGGTCTACCATGGGAGGAGGTCGGCCTCGGGGGCACAGAGGGGTTTGTTCCTTGTGAACAAGTCTCTCGCCGTTCTTAGACGCCCTCCTCTCCTCATGACTAGCCTAAGGGCACCTCTCCTAGTTCTCATCACTCGCAGCCTGTAGGTTGGTGGGGATGTCCGGGTGACTCCCCGACCCCCGCTTTGGAGCGAACCAGGTTTCTTTCTTGAG